GTTGTAGGTAGTTGAAGTTTTCGGTGCTATCACCTTGTTTTTCTGGATTGGCTACCATGCCAAACTCGGTTGCAACTTCACCAAATACAGATGCTGCTTCGGGGTTGATTTTTGATAATCCAAGGAAACCATCATCGCCTAAAACTTGACAAATAGCATCATTTGATAGCTCTAAGTTTAGGATTTTAGTGGTATGGAGAATAATACCAAAAGATAAAATACTTTCAGCAAGATTGGTCCACCCTGAACCACTTGGCATTCCGTGAAATCCTGTGTATAATTTAGTCGGCTCAACAAGGACGTCAACGTTGTTGATATGCTCTAGACTAGTTCTCAGAAGGTCTCTGTACTGCGGTTGAAACACAGGTTGTAACACATCAATTACGAACTCAGTGCATAGTCCGTTGAAGTGCTTATCCATTTTTGTGTAGTCCAGAGAAAGGTATTGTACCTTATCACGCACTCGTTGTTTGTCTAAAGAATCAACTACAGGTGTGAAGCCCTTCCACGCAGCGAAAGATAATACTTCATTAGCCTTAATTGTATCTAAAATAACATTAACGAATGATAATTCCACTAGGTTACATGACATGGCGAACATGAAAATGAATCTGTCTGAACCTCTTTGTGCTCGTGACCCGAGAATTGCGGGTAACGTCTCCCAACGTCCGCTCTCTGCATCTGCGATGGCACGCTGCTGAATGCCTGGATCGCTTCTCTTTCCATAATCTGGGCAACCTGAATTAGTGTTAAGAGAATCCTTCTCAGCGGAAGTGTTGATGACTGTCTGATACGCTTGAGGGCGTAAACCTGATATACCTTTGAAAAGGCGAGCCCTAACGTCTGCTACTAGTTCATCGTAATACGGAGGTTTTCGAAGTTCGATTTGGCCTTTACTCCAGTAATCTTCAAGGGACTCTTTTCTCTCGGAAAGAGGTGGATAACCGCCTTGAGGTCCTACTTTTGTAAGTCTACTCTCCTCGTAATCGTATAAACGTTGAGTTACAGTAGGTTCACCGGAAATTATCTGCAGCCAACCCTTCATTACATCCTCTGGATTAACATCCTTAAATAGAGGTGTTCTTGGAGTAGGGAGCTTTCCTTCGCGAATTCCCATTAACAGATTGGACACGTTAGGTTGTTTCTCTTTGTCAAGGATACTGTCTAAATATGTGCTACC